TCAAGTTATCATCATAATTTTCAAAAATATTTTTAAGCTTATGTTTTTGATATTTATTTCTACTTTCCAAATTAAGATTATTTTTCTTGAAATAAAAATAATTTGGTTTACTAGTTTTTAAATACTTAAACCCATTACTTTCATACACATTACCATTAAAATAGCGCTTATCAGAATATGTTATAATATTTCCATTATAATTATTTAGAAAATATTTCAACAACTTAGAAAAACCACCTATTACTTTAGTGTTTTTCTTACTAGCTGATCTTAATAATTCCCAATTATATCTTTTGTTAAATCTTGGCTTACCAAAAGTTACTACAGATACTAAAATACCATTATAATATAATCCATATTGCAACGAAGAGCCTATATCTCCTTGTAAATGATTAGCATTAAGGAATCCCCTTCTCTCTTTAATACTAACAGGTTTGATAACAGTTTTTCTAGCATAAATTACTTCATTATATATATTCAGCCTAGAAAGAAGTATGCTACTCACTATATCTTTTTTATTAATCCATTCATTCTCAAATACATGTATTAAATCATATCCCTTTTCTTTAGCTAATTTTTGCTTATTTAAATGGTAATTTTTATGTTTTCCATTTATTTCACTATGCCAATATAAACCATTAAACTCAATAGCTATTTTTCTTTCTGGTATAAGTATATCAATTTCGTATGGCTTTATTATTTTTCTGTTATGAGATTCTACATAAATATATTGACTTATGAAATCTCTCAACTCAACTTCCGAAACAGACTCGTTAGTTGGAAAACATTTTTGACATCTTGGTATTTTACCAGCGTAAATATTATCATAAAAAATATTATTACATTTTTTACACTTCCATTTATAGTCTATTACACTTCCTTTTTCCTTAACTCCATAATATTCATTAATATCAAATAAAGGCTCCACAAGATTGTCAAAAGAAAAAACCTTTAAATTTTTAAAAAACCTTTCTTTTGATTTATTATGATTTCCTTTGAGAAAAATGCTACTTTGAAAATAATACTCAACACCATATTTTTCCAAGTTTGTTTGTTTTATTTTTTCTTTAACATCTTTACTCTGCCCTGGATACTCAACACCATATTTTTCCAAGTTTGTTTGTTTTATTTTTTCTTTAATTTGCTTTGACCCAAAGGGATTTTCAACACCATACTTTTTTAAATTTGTTTGTTTTGCCTTTTCTTTAACTGATTCTAATTTTCTAGGACTGTCAACACCATATTTTTCTATATTGTTGTTTTTTCTTTTTTCCAAAATCTCTTTACTTTGTGTTGAAGTTTCAACACCATACTTTTCTAAATTTGTTTGTTTTGCCTTTTCCTTAACTGATTCTAAAGAAGAAGGGCTTGAGACTCCATACTTATATATATTGTTGTTTTTTCTTTTTTCCAAAATCTCTTTACTTTGTGTTGAAACTTCAACACCATACTTTTCTAAATTCGTTTGCTTCCTTTGACAAACCCCACAAACAAGGTTATTATTTTTTAAATTTCCTTTGCGTTTACTTGCCTCTTTACCACAAATATCACATATAAAAGTAATATTGTATGTTTTTGGAACTAACTCCAAATTAAATAAGCCATCTTCTATAAACAGACTTATATTTACTTCTTTTTTGTCTAGTGTTGATATTTTTACTATATTCATAATGTTACTTTTACACAAAACCCCTACTTTCTAAATGGCTATGTAAATGAAGTTGAACAAACATTTTTTCTCCTCTTATAATGTTCTATTTTAAGAATACCATATACCTTCTTTTTTGTCAACGGTAATGTAAAGTTAAAGTAAAATAATGACTGGAGTAAATATGAAATCTTTAAGAAAATATCTTCAAGAACAATCTATAGATTATAATCTACAAAATATACAATCTATTGTCAAGCAAAATACTGCTTCCGCAAAAAGTCTTTTAAATTCTTTATCAAAAGAAGAGCTTAATGACTTTATTGAACAAATAAACAAAACTGAAAACTATAAGCAGTTTCTTGATAGTAAAAAAGATAGGGACTTAGCTGTAGCAACTTATATTGTAAAAGAAAAAGACCCTGATTTTGCTGAAAAAATAGGGCTAAGCATTGAAAATCCTGAAACTTTTAATAAAACTATTAAAGATGATATTATTTCTCCTACAAGAAAAAGAGCTAATGAACAAGAAATTAACTCTCCTAAAGTCAAATCCAATACAGGTGAAGAAGCAGATACTGAAGCAGAAGAAGATGATGAAAAAGGCTCTAAAACAAAAGAAGATGGTGCTGATGATGAAAAAGGCTCTAAAACAAAAGAAGATGATGCTGATGTAAGAGAGCCTGAAGCAGAAGAAAATGGTGCTGATGATGAAAAAGGCTCTAAAACAAAAGAAGAAAGAAAGGCTCGTATTGAAAAAGGCGTAAAGCGTGATGTTGAAAAAGGCGCTGAGTCTAGTAAAAACTATAACTATAAAAAAACTATTGATAAACTTAAAGAAACCCAAGAAGAAGCATTATCTAAATTAGGAGATTTAGAGAAAAATGCTGAAAACAAGAAAGATGTAAATAAACAAAAATCAGTAGTTCAAAGTAAGGTAGATAAGCTTATTAAAAGAGTTCAAAAAGCAGAAGAAGGTCTTATTACTAACCCAGAGCTTAAAGCAAAACAAGCACTTACTGAACTTGAAACTGTAACTAAAAATGCTGTATTAAAAGCACAAAGAGCACAACTATCAGGTAAAGTTGGCAGAACAGCAAAAAAGATTGAAGGAATAGCTGGAAGAGCTAAGAGAGGAGTTAAAGGAGCTTCTGAAAAAATAAAGGGTAGTGCTACTTATAAACAAACTAAAGAAGTTGGAAGAGTTGCTGGTAAAAAAATTAAGGATGTTCAACAACAAGTTCAAAGTAACGCTCGTGCTAATTTTATAGCTAAACAACTTAATTATGGAGATGCTCGTAAATGGATTACAGCAACTGATAATAAAACTAAAGAAGAGATTTATCAAAAAGCTTTAAAGAAAAGCAGAGACACAAGACAGAAAAAGTCTGCTGTAGCTGGTTCTAGATCTAAAGGTAATACAGTTAAGATGGCTGGACAACAACAGAAGAAAAGCTCAATTCCAAACCAAAAGAAAACACAAAGAGCTCAACAAAGAGCCATTGATGCTATGAATCAAAGAAAGCGAGATGAGATTATGCCTAAAATCGACTCACCAACAGCTTCAGGATCTCCTATAAAGAAAACTAGCTAACCCTCATCGGGTAGCCAGCTCATATCTTCATCTATTTCCATCATACCAATAATGGTATCTAAATCTAAATAACTAGAACCATTAGTTAAAATACCCGCCATTGTATATTTTGTATATACCTCATCTATTAATTTTTGGTCTTCATATCGTATAGCCCTTTTATATTTTAACCATATACCTCTCATGGTATAAAAATAACTACTTACAAATACCTCACTCCCTCCATCTAAAAATATTATTCCTTTACTACCTTCATCTATTTCTCTATCGTTTGCTTGTTTTATTATTTCTTTTATAACTTGTTGAATTTCACTGTTGTTTTCACTCATATGCCAACCTACTAAAGCCATCTTCCTTGTAAACTCTTATTTTATTATTAAAGCTTTCTTTATATTCTCCTCTATGAGATATAACCATAATTGAATTTGATTTTGACTTTTCCTGGATAATATTAAGTATAGCATTTATACCATTCTCATCCAAGTTCCTATCAAGTATTTCATCAAATACAAGAAATCTCATATCAGAAGAAAAGAAATTTTTAACTAACATATAAAGAGAAAATGCTATTGCTACATCAAGTAGTGTTTTCTCTCCAGAAGAAAAAGATTGAAAACTAATCTCTTCTTTATCCTCTATTATAGATTCTTTTAAGTTCTTATCAAAATTAACATTGATAGGTCTATCAAAAAACAATGGAATATACTTGTTAATATTTGCATTAAATAAATCAATCATTTTAGATATAACATATTTCTTTATACCATAATCTTTATTAGAAAACATCTTTAAGAGGTAATCATAATAATAAATTTCATTGCCTTTGTCTTCTAAGGTTTTATTTTCTTTTTCTCCTCTCTTCTCTAATGTCTTTATCTTCTTTGCAAGTTTTTCTATATACTCTTTATCATATGTATTCTTTGCCTTTTCACTTATTGTTGAAAGCTCTTTATTTACCTCTTCTTTTCTATTTTTATTATTTTCAACAATAGAAGATATATTATCTAGAAAATCTTCAGAGTATTTACTTGGTATATTCTCTTCAAGAAACTCTGCCTTCTTTTCTTTTATTCTTTTATCAAGATCTTCTATTGCCTCGTTAAGAAAAATAACTTCTTTACTCAAACCAGCTTCTTTTACTCTAAGTTCGGATAATGAGGATTTATGTTCTTCAAGTTCTTCTTTTGTATAATCTGATTTTACATTATACATATTAGTTTTTAAATCTTCTATCCTAGTATCAAGATCATTATTCTTATTATTTATTCTCTCTTTTTCTTTTTCAAGTTCTTCTTTCTTTTTAAACTTATCTGTAATTTTAGATTCTAAATCATCATGTATTTTAGTCTTAGCTTCATCATTAAGTGATTGTCCACAAGTATAACAAACCTTATCAGAAGTAGTTTCCATTGCACTTCTAAAAGACTCTATTTCTTTATTAATACTTGTTATTTGACTTATTACAGATTGAATATCCTCTCTTTGTTGATATAAAGAATCTATCTTATCTTGAGCTTTTTCATCTTCGTTTGATTTCTTTATTTTCTCTATTTCTGCATCAAAATCTACTTTCTCTATTCCCTTTATTTTCTCTTTTGCTCTATTATATTCAGTATTCTTATTAGAGAATAAATCATCCTTTTCTTTCTTTTGTTGTTCAAGAGTATTGATTGATTCTTTAATAGAATTATTATATTCCTTCACTTTATTATGTTCAGTAATAAGCTCTTTTTCTTTTTCAATATCAATATCTTTATATTCTTTAATTTCTTTTTTTAATTTTATTTGCTCTTCTTCAAGCTTAGCTTTTTTCTCTTTTAGTCCCTCAAGAATATTTTTTGCGTTTTGCTTATATTCATTAATGTTTTCTTGAATGGTATTAACACCGTATTCAATTTTTCCGATCTCTTCTTTTACATGTTGATATTCTTCTTCTATAGGTTTCTTTAATTTTTTAGTAGCATCAGCCCATTTTCTAAATTGCTTTAAGTCTAAAACACTTTCAATAATATCAAGCCTTCTACCTTCAGAGACTCTAAGGAATGATGTATAAATTTCACTTGAAAACATAACTGAATTAATCATTGCTTTATGGTTAATTCCAACAATTTCATCAATAAGAGCTTGGGCATCTTTCTTCTTATTTGGTGAAATATTCTTGTGGTTTTTAAAAATAAGAAGATTATCTTTATTCACATCATGATTGCGATAACGAATAACAGAATAAATATCTTCTTTTATAAAAAAATCAAACTCTACCTTACAATTCTTTTTTATTTTTCTATTGATAACTTCATCTTGATTTACAAGAGATTGTCCATACAAACACCAAATAATAGCATCTACAAAAGTAGTCTTTCCTGCGCCTATGTTTCCATAGATGAGTTTTACACTATTTCCACTCAAATCAAGAGTTGTTTGTTCATCACCATATGATTTATAGTTTTTTATTGATACACTAGCTGGATTCATAATTTTCTAGGCACAGGAAATCACGAAGCTTACTTCGTGGAGAAATATGCCCTTCTCCTTTCTATTAGAATTGTAATTTTTATCATGCTTTCTCTAATACTTTATCAAATACTGAAAGTAATTTTTCAGTATTTATATCCTCTATAGAAGAAATAAATTCTTTTGTTATTTCCTCTAAATCATCACTATGAGTTACATTCTCAATTTGAAAATCTTCCTCTTCTTTTAAGAATATGGGAATAATATCAATAGCACCATATTCATATAACACATATTTTAGCTTTGCAAAATCTTGTATTTTCTCATCTATATATACTACTACAAAATTTCCCTTTATATCAAGTGATTTCAAATATTTTATATCTTTAGAATATATTTCTACAAACTTTGGTGCTTCATCATATTCAACAAACTCCCATTTCTCAGCTTTTGTGTCTAAGGTAATAAAACCTTTTTGCTGATTTATTTCACCACGAGATAATTGATTAGGAGAGCCTATATAGATTACATTTTTAATATGCTGATGCCGATGAAAATGTCCAGTAAAAACATGGTCAAATTCTTCAAACTTTTCAAATGGAAATGCGTGTTTTTCTGTAACATGAAAAGCATTGTCAAAACTAAAGTTTGCTATTGAAACATGAGTAAACAAATAACTACCATTTTTTGGTATTTTACTTTCGTCTTTAGTGTATGGTAAAAAATCAAACACCTCATCATTAAATTCTAACTGGGTATATTCTTTTATCACCTCACCAATAGGAGAAAAAGTATCCACTATAGTATCATAGTCAATATTATATACATCATGATTGCCTACTAAAAAGATAAACTTTATTCCATTATTCTTCATATGTAATAGTTTCATAAACAATGGTACAAAAGCATCATTTCTAATGTTTGAGCTTTTATGAAAAATATCTCCTAATACAAAAATATAATCCATATCATTTTCATGATAGTATTGTTCTAAATAATCCAAATAATCAACTATTAATTGAGACTGTAATCCTTTCTTTGTATGCCAATCAGATGTAAGTAATATTTTCAAAATATAGACTCTCCTTTTCTTTTAACATATTTTCTGGCAAGAAGTCCCCTTCCTCAAAGCCGATAGGCTTAGGTGGGGGTTATTGACATAAATAGTATTTTTATAATAACACCAGATAATAATCCAAAAAATGGATTGAATCTAGCACTTACTAATACTGTAGCTCCTATTATCATTCCCCAAGGGGTGAAACCAAATGGGCCACCGGCAACTTCGGGTATTGTAACTATTGCATTAAAAATATTTGTAGAGAATGTTACAAATACACCAAGCACAAAAAGGAAACCAGCAATAGTTGATTTATGAACAAATTTTCCTATTTTAGGTAGGAATTTTAAAAGTAATATTACTGCCATTATACCCATCATAATAACAGATGCTAAAACAGGATGGGGTGCAGTTGCAGTTCCAGATATAATAGCTTCTACTGGACCACCTCCAAATAATGAAGAACCAATATCAGCAAGACTGGAATAAATTGCTAAATGGTCAATATTAGTATTAACACCTGCAATGCTACCAGTTATTTTTCCAAAAGAAATATTAGCACCAATGTTAAGACAAGCTATAGATAAAGCACCAATTAGAACTCTTTTATTTTCCCAAAATCTCCAAATAATATTACCAAATTGAAATTTTTCATTTGCGAGAAGAATGTTTTCTTCTTCTATTTTATAAGAAAATTTTTCTTTTAGCAAATTTTTAATATAACTAATTTTAAGTATGTTAAAAATAGCAATAGATACAAAAATAGAAATTATTATTGTATTTGCTAAATCTTTAGTAATAAACCATACTATTAAAGCAGTTATCATTGAAGAGGAACCTACTATCTTTTCTGATTGCCATAAATTTATAGCTACATAAGCAAGCATGATTCCAACTCCAGCCATCATACTAAAAACAATAATAGGACCAATCCAATCTATAATAGCTTCATTTAAACCTAATATAGATGGTATCAAAAGAAATATAGCACCCCAAAAAATAAGACTAAGCCTTTCTTTTATGTTGCTACCCATTGTTCCTGCAAGTGTAATAGTTTCAGCTTGAAAGGATATTGTTGCCACAGAATTAAATGCCAACGCCCCTCCCATACCTATCACAAAAGCAATTGCAGTCGGTAAAGCAGCAAAACCATAAGTTAAAGCTAATAAACCTTGAGGAATACCATTTAATACTACTGCAAGTGCAGCTAGTATATCGGTAAGTAAACCTTCCATACATTACTCCTTAAAAAATTTTATTTATACCATAAAGGTAATTTTTCTATATAAAATAAATCATCAAATTGTTTATCCCCTTCTAATAATATAGCTCCTTTCCATACTATAATGCTTCCAACTTCATTTAGTAAATCTTCTACAGTTTCTAAAGAACCTCCTGTAGAAACTACATCGTCTATTATAGCTATTCTTTTTCCTTTTATCCTTTCAGTATCTTTTCCATCTATAATAAGATGTTGATTCTCTATTGTAGTAATAGATTTGACTTCTTTACTTATAGGGTTATTCATATATCCTTTTATGGATTTTCTTAATACTATATAATCAACTTTTTTTCTTGCAGCTATTGCATGAGCTAAGGGAATTGATTTAGCTTCTGGGCATACTATATAATCAACATCTGGTATTTCTTTAGCCATAAGAGAAGCTGTTTTTTCTATTAACTCGGTATCACCTAATATAACAAAACTTGCAATAGTTAAGTTATCATTAATTTTTATTTTAGGCAAGTCTCTTTCAAGACCTGCTACTCTTAATTTATATATATTCATTTATTTTTAATCCTTTGGCATTATATTAATGGTCAGCTCTTGCAGATGGTATTCCATCAATCTCATAGTATAAGAAAGTATAGCATTTTATTATTTCTTCTTTTTTTTCACTACCCATTGAAAGTTGTCTATTCCTATTGAGTAATTTTTCTCAAAATCTTCTCTTGAAAAAATAAACCTTACACCATTACTTAATATTATTTCTATTTTTTTGTCAAGATTCTTAAAATTAACATCAAATATACCTTTTTTACTTGCTTGCTTATATACTTGTTCATAATGAAACATTATTTACTCTTTTATTTATAAACTGTGCGTAAAACCCGTACCCTTTAAGGATAGAGGTGTTCACCTAACTCTCCTCAAAATAAATAAGACCAATTGGAACTATATCAAACAAATTATATTCTTTTATTAAATTCATATATACTTTATCTGACTTTCTCATGATCTGATTTTTTTGTAAAGGTCTTAAGTTCTTTAAGTTCCAACATTTTTTAAATTCACCATATGTAGAAAAGCTGTATGCTCTTACTGGTATAATTTTATCAAGCCACCAATATGAACCATAATTATTCCAATTCATATTTTCATCAAATTGTTTTTCTAAATGATGCTGCAATTCACTTAATGTAAAACCAACGAGTTTTTCCCATCTTCTACCATGCTTATTTTTTTTAAGAGATATATAAATTGAATGCTTAAGATTTCTATCAAACCTTTTCCTCTCTTTAGTTAAATGAATTCTTTTTGAATTGCTTCTACACTTCTTACATATATTTTTATATCCATCTTTATTTTTTGAGTCTTTATGGAAATACTTTAGATCCAATACCCCCTTGCATTTTCTACATTGTTTGTTCATAAGCGCTTAACAGGAAACCACTATGCGTTTAGGTGGGGGTTATTAACAACATCATCATAGAATTGATTAAAATATATTGACAACTCTGTTAATTCTTCTTGACTTGCTCTATAAAAAATAGCCTCCATCTCTCTCATCACTCCATTAAAATCTTCTTTTAAATCCTTAAAGGTAACTACTGTAGCTTCGTTTACAGTATAATAAATTTCACAAAGTTGTCTATCTTTTTCTTTAAATTCATTTGTTGCCCAAAACATATACCACGAACTGTTTAGCCATCTTGAATATGACACTTGCTTACTCCTCAAAATATTTTATTTACCGACAAATTTCCGTATGTCTTATATATGAGTTATTAAACTTATTAATAATAATATAAAGTTAATATAAATTGTAAATAAGGAGAAAACAATATGGCTTTATTTCTAACTTCAAGTCAAAGTTCTACTCTTGAACCTTTGAGAAGTAATCGTTGGATTATGCAGTTTACAACTGTTCCTGGTGCGGCAAACAATGATGCAAATGAAAGACTTGCTTTTATGGCACATTCAGCCTCACGTCCTACCCTTACATTTGAAGAAACAGAACACCAAAGGCTTAATGAGAAATTTTACACTGCTGGTAAACCAGAGTGGAGTAATCTGTCTGTTGAGTTCTATGATTTCATTCAAGGTGAAAAATCTGTTTCTCATATTCTTTGGGAATGGGCTAATCAGATTTATAATCCTGTAACTGGACAAATGTATTTTAAGTCACAGTATCAAACTTCAGCTACTTTAGCTATGTTAGATCCTGCTGGTGGTATTGTACAGGTCTGGAATTTATTTTACCTTTTTCCCACTGAAATTAACTGGAATGAGGTATCATCGGACAGTTCGGATATAATGAATGTATCTGCTACTTTTAGGTATGATTACGCTATTAAAGGTGTAGATGTAGATACTTCACCGTAAGTCAACTACTTTTGAGTTTTCAGCTCAGGGGTTTTCTTGCCAGAAACTTAATAAAAAGCAGCCAATATTGGCTGCTTTTTTTATCGAATTGGGCGTAAAACCACCACCCCTTTAGAGTAGGGGTAATTCACCCTCATTATTAACTCCTATGAGGTTGTCTTTACAAAAAAAAAGGCCCCAAGTTTGCAAATCTTGGAGCCTGCTGAAGATATATGTGAATCACCGGACCAGTGCTACACCATTAACTTTACACCAACCTATAATAAACTATAGGTTACATAAGTTCTTTTGGTTTCCTAGCAGTATTTCCAGTCCTGGTGCAATAAGCAAGATGCCTCATCTTACCATTCTCAAACCTAGTTTTCATTTTAATGTCGCCTCCCCATCTTGAGATAAGAGTTTGTGCTCCTCGTCTATGAGCATTTTTACTAATCTTGGGCATAAAAGCCTCCTTTTACTTTAGCTTGAAAGGAACAAAAAAGTTATTAAACCATTTTAAATCTTTAAAAACATAATAATCCTTATCAATATTTAAATGTTTTTCAATAGATGTGAGTAAGATTTCATAATCTAAATTCTTTAGGTTTGAAGATAAACGAATTTTATAAGAGTAACCTTTATCTTCTACTGTTGCCTTACTGAATCCATAATATTTGAGTCTTCTAAGAAACTCTTCTGCTGAAGTAATTTTAGTCTTTAACATTGTTCCTTCCAAAAATAAAACTGCCCCTTTTTACAGGGGCAGAGGGTTTAGAATAGATACACTATTCTATGTCTACAGATCGTGCCTTCTCAGGTTCTTTTGAAGGTATTTCAACTGATAACAAGCCGTCTTTAAAAAATGCTTTTACATTATCAACATCATACTTATCGTGAGGAACGTAATATTTGTTTCTTGCTGAGGATCTTTTGATCCCTCTATTAAGATAACGCATATCCTTTTCCTCATCTTTCTTTATTGGGGTGATAGTTAATACCATCCAATCTCCTTGAAATGAAATCTCAATCTCATTCCTTACATAACCGGCCAGAGCAAACTCAAAATAGATATTTTTATCTCTATCTATTTTCCAGTCGGTGGGTGGAAAATTTGGAACACTTAAATTCCAACTCTCTTTCTTTCTTTGTCCATGGCCGTGGCCGTGGCCTTGTTCCATGAATGCCTCAAAACCATTCATGGCATCATTGAAGACACTTTCTAGGTCTTCCATGTCTAATACTGTTCTTGGTCCCATATGGCAACCTCCTAAAATATATTTTTGCTTCCTCTTATGAGGCAAGCAATGCTCCTTCACAAGGAGTTACTTTTATTATACACAACTTACATTTTTTTGTCAAGTCTATGTTTATATTTACGAGTTTATAAAACCAGTATAGTTTTTTACAACTCCTAATAAAACTTCTTCTTAATAAACTTCTTCCATTTCTTTCTATCAAATTCTTTTTCTTTTATATTATCTTTTACCTTTGTAGAAAATTTATATTTTTCTGTTCTATTTTGTAGTTTATTTAAGCTATCTTTTTTTGTCAATTCTGAAACAGCATAAAGTAAAGCTATTACCCATTTACTCTCAAGTTGTGCTTCAATCTGATTCCATCTAAAGTCATAAGACCATTCAAACATGTTAGTAAGTCTTTGTCTTATTTTTCTTTGAATGCTTTTAGGGAAAATATCTCCAAGTAATCTACCTTCTCTTCTTTTACTATCCATAAACCATTGCCTTATTTTTCTTATTACAAATCCACTCCAAGGCTCCCCTAAAGCATCTTCCATAATCATTCTTGGTGGAGCTTGCTTTAATTTAAAGTTCATTTTAAAACTACCGAATTTTTTCTTTCCTCTCATTCTATTAGTAGCCTCATCTAACCACTTATCTGTTTTTAAATGAAAGGTAGCTTTAGTATGATCAAAATCATTTAGTTCCATATATCTTTGGTCATAAGAGGTAATATTATCAAATATAGCTTTTTTTAAAGAAGTATTATCTATATCTCTTAGATTAAGATTATCTGAAGGGTTCTCCATTCTCTGTTTAGAGTTAATATTAACTAAGTATTCTACCTTATAAGTGGAGCCGATATCCTTACTTCTTAAAAATTGTAATGACACCTCATTTTTAGAGATTTTTAACTTATTAGTATTATTTGCAATAGTTCTTATTTCGTTAATAGAGGTTTCTCTAAACGGTGACGTATTTACAAGCATCAGACCAACCTTTTTCTTTTAATGTAATCAGAAAAACTCTCTCCTGCTTTTAACTTTTCACTTTTAGTTTCTGGAATTTTTAAGTTAATAAGTGAGTTTTGTTCAAATCTTCTTTCCATGTCTTTTTCTGCTTTTGTCTTTGCGACAGTGTAATTCTCTGTCCTTTTTCCTATAGCATTCTTCTTCATACTTTTAGGAGTATCAAGACCGCCTTTCTGGTAGTTTCTACTAAGATTATTATTCCAAAAAGCTTTCCTGCTTTTTACATAATCCTCATCGCCTTCTCCAGTAATACTCTCTATTATTTTCTTAAGCCTCATCTTTCTCTCCTTCAAAAGATTTTTGAACTTCTTCCTTTGATTTAAATAAATTCTTAGCATCTTCTAATTCTGATAATTTTAATGTTTGTAAAAGTTTATATTGATTTAACTTTTTATAATCTTCACTACTTAACTTTTCTTTTAAGCTTGCTTTAAAATTATCTATTGCTTTTTCAATATTTCTTCTTGCTTCTTTTACATCTTCAGATTCTTTTCTTCTCTCTGACTTTCCTTCAAAATCTTTTTCTTTTACCCTAAGATAATAATTACTCATATCTCCGGAAAGCTCAGGGGCATTTTTAGCTCTTCCCCATATCTTACTCTCATTATCAGTAAAACGAATATCTTTCTTCATTTTATCAATATTGTTATTATGTTTTTTAATACCTTTTTTCTTCTCTTCTATCATTTCATTAAGCATCTGATTATACATATTTTTAAATGCATTACCTTCTGCCTGAGTTAACTTTCTTCTTATATTCTCTTGGAAAATGTAAGTATTTATAGCATTATCAAGAGAAGCATCATACTCATCTGGATCGTATTTTCCAGTGAGTTTATTAATATACCCTTTAAAACTATCTATTGCTTGTTTTGTGTTATCTGATTTTAGATCTCCCATAGTTCTCTTAAAAGCAGAATCTATTTGATTTTTATATTCTCTTACTTTTTCAATTGAAACACCTTCTGGATATTTAGCTTTACTTATATATCTTTTCACAAAGGTATCCATCTTTTTATTTATTTTTGCTTTTTCATCTGATGTGAGTTCTTTCTGTGAAGAGAGCATTCTTTTTATTTCAAAAAGACTTTTAAGTTGGTTTTCAAGATTATCTACAGTTCTAAGCTCACTTTGTAAATCCTCCCCATAACTTTTTCTATCTTCTATTTTATTTTTACCAGATTCCTTAGCTCTTTCCCATTCCTTTTTAGATATACCCACTACTTCTTTTCCGGTAGTAGTTTGAGCTTCTCTCATTTTTCTCTTTATTAAGTTATAAGGGGCAAGCACTTCTCTTCTAAAATCTGTTATCTCTTTTATGAGTTTTTTTCCATATTTATTATATAAGTCAGCCAAAAAGCTTTTCTGTTCCCTGGTGAGCTTATATACATCCTCTCCGGTCGTTTTTCCGGCTGTTGCTCTTGTTTTTTCTTTAAATTTTTCTCCTGAAGCTTTTACTTCAGAAGACTTTTTACTTTTTTTCTCTTTTGCGGGAGCTTTAAATTTATCTAAAGCTTTCTTCTTAAAAGCTGTCAATGCTATTAAAGAAGGAATTTGTATAGCTTCATCTAAATGAACCGTTTCGCTTTCTGCTGAGAATACATTTATTAATAAATCGTCAAAGTTATTAGGCATTAATATCCACCTTTATTTTTATATTAACTTTACTTTTTCGGTAGGAGGACTTCAAAACCTTCTTTTTTATAAATTTTAGCTCTTTCCTTTGAATGTCTTAAGGTAAACTTATTTCCTCTATCAATAAAGTCATATACATCAACATTAAACTTTCCAGCCTCTTTATCTGTTCTTAACCCTCTTCCTAACCTCTGAACAGTCTCTATTTTACTTTTCCCGCCAGAGGCAATTACAAGTAGGCGAATAGCATCAATAGAAATACCTTCATTGAAAATAGATGTTGCTATAATTACTTTTAAGTCTCCATTTTCAAAACTATCTATTGCCTCTTGTCTCTCATTTGAGCTGTTCTTACCACTTAAAAATAAAGAATCTGATAGTATCTCTTCTAATAATTCTCCATGAATAATATGCTTTACTAATATTAAAGTTGAAGTATTATATTCATCTACTAATCCTTTAATTATATTATTTCTATCTTCATTCTCTGCTATACACATTTTATAAGCAGTTGTCCAATCAGGAGTTGGTCTTCCATCTGATTCTGTAAAACGGATAGTTGGTTTTGCTAAAACCTTCTTTTCCATTAATAGTTTTGAATCTATTTCATATATAGTATTTCCTAGATATTGTCTTATCTTAGCCCACTTAAAGTGATCTCCTGAATTAGGAGTAGCTGAAAATCCATATCTTAAAGGGAAGTTTGTATTATATAAAAAATCTTGAAATGTGTCGGCAGAGCTTTTATGACACTCATCAATTATTAAACATTTAAATTTTGTAAGGGATGGAAGCTTTCTTATTGATTGGATTGTAGAGACAACAACATCTCCATCTTCAACCTTTTTTCCATGAGCAATACCTACATTCTTTATTCCGGCTTCTATAATTCTCTTTCTTGTTTGTTCCACAAGAGAAACTTTATCCATTACAACAATAGTTTTTAGTTTTGAGGTTTTAATAAATGCAATAAAAATTTCGGTTTTACCTGAACTAGTTGGAGCTTTTATTATACCAGTGTTAGTTTTTAACATAGCAGCTAAAGCATCTTCCTGATGCTCTGTTTCTGTGAAATGTTCTGGAAAATATTGACGGGTGTTTGTTATTTTAGATTGAAAAGAAAAACGGGTTCTCTTATCTTCTATATTCTCTATATTACAGTTTTCTTTTGCAAACAATAAAAACTCTTTAAGAAAACCAGAAAATAAAAACCCATATTCTTTCGTAAACTTTATAAAAGGGACTTTTTTTATTTTGCGAGAATCAAATTTTCCACCTGCGAAAACATTTGATTTATCATCATAAGTAAAGCGTCTCTTTAGAGACGCTTGTTCTTTTTTTGTAGCTTCTTTTACAACTATAAACTTATCATTAATATAAATTTTCATGTATTTAATATATGATATTTATATTTTTTTGTCAATTATTCATATGTTGCCATAATACTTGACTCTTTTGTTAATGCATACATATATTCATCATCATCTTGAAGGCCTTTCATATCATATTCATTAAAGATAACTTTATCTCCAACTTTTACACCTTTTACATCTGGACCAAGTTCATGTATTACAAAGTCATATTTTCCAGGTGAAACTCCTTTAGTGCTGCTATCTTCTTCCTGATAAGGAAGAACTATTCCACTTTTTGTTTTCTTCTCGCCTTCATCTCCTTTCTTACTAAAATAAATAAGAACATACTCACCTTTTGGATGAAATTTTTTCATATCAGCTTCTCTCCTTTATTATATTTATGATTTAACTTTCTAAGTCTCTAATCATTTCTTTTTTCATATCAGCTTCATCTTCAATATTATAATCCTCATCATCATCAACATCATTTACTTCTTCAATATCATTAGCTTGAAATTTCTCTCTCATCTTTTTCATTTCTATTTCTTTCTTTTCTAAAAGATCCTGTAATTTTAGAATATATTCATTTTCTTTTTTTGCTATCATTGGAATGAAGTTTTTTTTCATAAACTTATTCTCTCCAAATAACCCAGGTAATGAATACCAAGCTCCGCCTGCTTTCTCAATAACACCAAAATCTTTACAAAGATTAAATAGTCCAGAAAGTCTAACAGGCCCATGTCCCATATCAAGTAGAAATGGTATTGTTCTCATTTCAGTCCCAAAACGAGATTTTACCATCTTTGCTTTAATAGGTTTCATTGTTCTACCAATGGCAGTTCTAATACTAGCTTTTTCATCTTCAAGTTCTTTTGATGACATATCATCATTTTCGGCACTATTTCTTAAGTCCACTGTAATAGATGGATTATACATTGCTGCCTCTCCGCCATTTGCCACATACCTTCCAGATCCATCTAATACTTGATAAACTTTATTTGTAAATACAAAAGAAATATTGCTTCTCTCAAATTCTACACTAAAATTTCTAAAAAAGTTATTTATATCTTGAACTCTACGACCTACATCAAGTGTTCCAGATAAACCTCTTACTGATTGAACATTAGCTAAACTATCTAATACAATAAGAACTTTAGAATTTATTTTATTAAATACAAAAGTATTTATAAGTCTCTGTATTTTAGAAGTTAACCCTTCCACATAAATATACTTATCTGTTTCAAGTTTAGTTGAAGGTAAATCAGAATCTTTTATTTCTTCAACCTTTCCAGTTTTCTTTATTATTCTATAACTAGTAAAAGTCTTTGAACCAAATCTTCTAACCTTACTGGGATTTACTCCAGCAAAATCAATAAGCTCTTTAGAGTTACCACCACCCTCAGTATCTATTAAAATAATCATATCAAGTTTGGGATCTCTCATGGCTGTAGCTGCAAGTAATGATTTACCTACTCCGCTTGTTCCTTGAAATGCTACAACTCTTCCAAGAGGAATTCCACCTAATAGGTTTTTACTCATTGTATAGTTTAATGAATATATACCCGTATCAAACCAATCTTTTATTTTTGTATCTTCTTTTGATAGATCTTTCATGTCTCCAAACTCTTTGGAAATAATCTTATCAAGTTCAGAAAAATTTTTATTTTGTATTTCTGCCATCTTCTTCTCCTAAGTTGCGTGAACTACCACCACCTCTATAGGTGGATAACTTCTTGGTCAATACTACTACTGTAGCAAGTTCGAACCGACCTCTCTAACAATATATCTTTTATTACATTGCTAGTCTTTTTAAATGAAAAACCCTCTATTATAGAGGGTTTTTTACTTAGTCCGTAAACTCACTTAAGATATCATCAATATCTTCATCAGTGGCCTCAGCCTCTTTATCCTGATAATCCTCAGTCATTGGACTATCTTCAGCAGGCTCTTCTTTTTTAGTAGCTGGTTTACTTGCAACTTTATTTTTTGGTGTATCACTCTCAAGCCCAAGATACTCATTAAGAGCTTCTGTCATTTCTTCTTTCCCTCTAAATTCAAGTAAAGAGTTATATTTCATTTGAGAAGCTTTTTCAAAGGCTACAAGCAATTTTTCTTTATCATCAAAGACAGGTTTGTTGTTTGCGGCTGGAGTAGAAGTAGAATACTCGGAATTTCTACCTGTTCCAGTTTTTACAAGATTAAAGTCTCGTCCGATTTTTGGATCAATAATATTACCGAAATCACTTTCAACAATAATATGATATAGCTTCTTCCAAACAGTAGGACCATACTCATAAAACTCAGGTTGTTCTGGCTGATCTTTATCTCTTACTATAACACGAGAGAGATAACGTTGTTTTGCCTTAATTTGTCCAGCAAGCTTCCATTCATCACTATCTCTTTCGGAAGTGCTATAAAGTTTTTTAGTATAAGAGCAAATTGGGCAACGCTCGGCTTCATGATAATTTCCATTTACGTCTTCAAAAGATTGATTGAGGCATTCAAACGGAATCCCACCAATGAAGTGAATCTTGTGAGAAAAGTAAAACTTTGTTTCTTCAAGTTTTTTCATGGGAGGGAGAAAGCGAATAGAGAAAGTCCCTTCTTCTTTTGATTTTGGACCCCAGAACTTTTTGTTTCCGCCCTGCTTGTCCTTGTTCATCTCGTTAATCATAGCTTGTTTTTCTTGTTCGTTCATCACGAATCTCCTTTTTGTCCTTCGCCATTTAAACCAATACGGGTCATAACAGGCATAAGGTTCTTTAAAATAATTTTGTTAATGCTCCCCATTACATGAGGATATGTTTACATTATATATGTATTATTCTTTCTTGTCAAGAAATATTTTCATCAGATCTAATCTTTTTTTTATTTCTTGATCTGCTTTAATTAAATCCTCTTCTACAAGAACTTCACTTGCCATATTTTCCCAAGTTTCTTTTGTTTTGTCAAGCTCTTCAAAAGTATATTCCTTACCTTTTAACTTTACTAATTCTTCATCAACTAAATGTTTTGAATTCTTATGAAAGACTATATTTATAATAGTTCCTACATAATTACCCCAAATAAAATCATAATAGTCCCTCTCAGAAAAACCATCTTCAGAAAAGGTTTGTTTTATTTCTTGTAAAGTAGTATCCACGTCAAACCTATATGTCTCATTATCATTAAACAATAATGTTCCTTTTTTTATGATCATTTATTTCTCCTTTAATTTATATCAGTAAAGTTAATATAAAAATAGTTTCTTGTCAAGGAGAAAAAAGATGATAAAAGCTTATATAGCGATTGAACTTAGTAATGGGAATACAATTAAATATGTTCGTGATGTAGTAACAGATAGTGCTGGAGTTGATAATTATTATTATAAATATAAAGGGCCTGGTTATCAAGAACTTGGTTTAGATCAAGTATCAAGTTATGATAATAGTGGATTAAAAGAAAATACTGCTTATTACTTTATTGTTAGTATTAATGGAGCTGCTCAAGCAGAATACTCTATTACCACCGGAACAAGAACCACATTTGGTGATATTGTTAATCTAATGAATAATCAAATATCAGCTGATGGTGCTAAGTTTGAAATTAGAAGAACTGGAGATATTAGATGTTATTCACTCTCTAGTGCAGCAAGCACATCAATAGAGCTTTCTGTTGGAGCAACTGGAACGGATTTATTTACATCTCTTAAAGGATTTTCTTCTTTTGATACTGCTACCCCTGGTGAACAATATGCTGATTTAACTACAGAGGGAAAAATCAAAAGTGATTATGATAGCTTAGTAACTTCATTAACAGGATCTACTGCTCCATATGAACTATTATCATTTCCTGAAAGTGCTGGGCCCACTACAGAGTTAATAAGAAAAAGCCATACTAATAGTAATGGAGAATTAGGAGAGATTCACTTGTCTATACCAGTTGGACAAATAGTTTTAATTGAAGTGATTGAAGGTGAAGAAGTAGAGTGAACTATCCCTTTAGAATAGTGTTTTACGCACAGCCTATAAAAGAAAAGCACCTCATATGAGGTGCTTTTTTACTGTGGTCTAGGTGCTGTATTGCCTACCATTTTTGGCGTTGCTTTTCCACTGTCATTATTAGCAGCTGCTTCTTCAAAAGCTCTATCTTTTTCTCTTTTATTAAATAATTGAACATAATAATAAAAGATCTTTAGCGGAACGCTAAAAAGATATTCAGGCCCCATATTCGTATGGGTTGAAAGTACGAACACATTTTTGTGCAGATTATATACGTTACTTTCATCAAAAGCGAAAAAACTCAATACCAATCGGGATCGTTCCAGAATAATCAGTGCTACAATACGGACACTCTATATCTTTAAGCGTATCTACTCCAGTTGAAAAATCAGTAGCTTCTCTAAGCTCTGCTGTATCCATACCTGGAAGAGCCTCAAAGAACTCTTCCCAATCTTTCTTATCTATCTCATCACTTTTATCATCAAGAACTTTTACAGTAGTTACCATAAAATTATCAATACTTCTTTTATCCTCATCATTAGTAGATTTCTTTCTATTAGAATATCTATAATTAATCTCTTCACTATGATAAAGTCTTGGTAAAATTAAATGAACTGTATATTTAGATTTAGGTAGTTTTACTTTAATCGGTTCCTTTACATCTTCAGGTAATTCTTCAAAATTTAATTCAGAGATTTTTACTTCATGATCAAATTTCTTTTCACACATGGAATTCTGACACTTGAGTTCAAATTCATAACTATCACCATACGAAATCTGACGTAAATAAAATAGTAAAAAATTACTATCAAATAATAACACATCTTGAGCATCAATATCAGATGCGATACATCTCTCTAATACTCTTCTTGTAGCTGTTCCGTCTTTAATAAAACGAGTGGTTGATAATATCTCCTCTTCTCTTGCTGTCATAGGAAGAAGTTTTATTCTACCGTTTAAAATATCCTCATCTTCTGTTACACGAGAATACAACCTTCCTCCACTTGGAAGAGGGACTACTTCTTCTTCGGCAAAATTGAACTTACTTGCTCTCTTACCCTTATTGACACTTTTTTTCTTTTCCGCTACCTTTTTAACTTCAGGATCTTTTTTAGAAACCGCATCATAGTTTCCAACATTGGATATATCAATCTCTTCTACTGAAGGTGGTTGAGGAGTATCTTTTTTACTTTTGTTCTCTGTCATCTTAAATTTCTCCTATAAAATTTTCTATAATTATATATATGACTTTACTTGACAAAATAAAAATACTAATTTATTATGTAATAAAACTCTGAAATATCCCCGCGAGAAGAAGA